ACTCCGGAGCGTCTACGGAATCCACCGTGACAAAAACAATCGTTTAACAATTGGGAGTTATACAACATGAACAAATGTCACTTAGACCACAGCACAGCAGCTCAGCTGGGTTACGATTTTTTCAGAGTCAATAACGACGTGAACGGTAATCCTCGTTACGTCATTCACTTTCTAGCCTTTGCCGGTGACTACGACACAGCGCGGCGCTTGGCCAACTCAATAGGCTTCAATGTTTACCGAGGCAAAAACTTTGGTGGCGGTTTTGTTGGTCAAAGCTACAACCTGGAGAACACAGCAGAGCGCATCATCAGCGTGCGCCAGGAGCAGGCAGCATGACCTACGAGCAAGCCATGGCGGGTGAGACTATCACCCGCTCTCAAGCGCTACGCGAGGTCGAAGACCACGGTATCGACATCACGGAGTTTATAGCCGAATGCGGAGACTCCGCGCACTACAACTCACGGGAGGTTTTAGAATGGCTGGGATACTAGACGATGAGCCAGCCGAGAGTCAGCAAGACCTCGGCTTTACCCATTGCCACGATTGTGGCTTTGAGATATTCGACTGCGAATGCCCCGAACAAATCGACTTGGAGGATTTAACATGAAACTTGAATACCGATGCACCGTGAGCGGCGAGCTAAAAACAGTAGAGCTTGCCGAGTACGAGCAAGACAAAACCGCTCGATGGTTTACCGCTGAATGCGTGAGCGCTGACGGCTGGCTAATGCAAATCAACCGCTATCGTCACTTATGGCGTAACGACAAATGCCTGGGCACCGAGGCTCGCTTGTTGCCTGAATGCACCGAACAACTAGACCTAGAGGAGGTTACACAATGATCACTAGAACCTACATCGTAACGCTAACCAAGATCGGCGGAGACATCCGCCGGTCTACTCACTACGTCGAGGCGGCCAACCATCGCGAAGCTAAATCACTAGCCCAGCTCGATCGATTGCAAGAAGACCTAGCAGAAGGTCAATCAATGGCGCAATGGGTGCCGACTGTTATTCAACCGATGAGGTCTAGCGAGTGAACAAGCTAAGCATTGAGCAGGTCGCGTATGCTTTCGAGCAGCGCGGCCTTTTTCGTTCTGAGCAATGGATAGCTAACCGCTTGGGCGTGAGCTTGAGTTGCCTACGCCGACATCTGCGAGGGGCTGAGCGCTATGGCTTTTCATTTTGGACACAAAACCCTAGCTATTGCTTAGCATTGCTTAGCTTATGCTTAAGCTATAGCTAAGAGCGCTTAGCTAATGCTTATTAGTTTATATAAGTATTAGCTATTGCTTAGCTAATGCTTTTGCTTAGCATTGCTTAGCTTATGCTCTGTGGGTGTCGCAAGCGAAGCGTAACGATCATCAAAAAACCTGTCAATAGGTAGGGAGAAAAAAACATGAGGTATGGATCAGTTTGCTCAGGCATCGAGGCAGCCACCTCGGCCTGGCATCAGCTCGGGTGGGAGCCTTCATTCTTTTCTGAGATCGATGAGTTTCCCAGAGCTGTATTATCACACCATTACCCCGACGTGCCATTGCACGGCGACTTCACAACCATCGAGGCAAATCAATATGAACCAATTAGACTTCTTGTTGGGGGAACACCCTGCCAATCCTTCAGCGTCGCAGGACTCAGGGGAGGACTGGACGACGAGCGTGGTAACCTATCCCTCGAGTTTATCCGACTGGCTCAGCGCCTGGCTCCAGACTGGATCGTCTGGGAAAACGTCCCCGGCGTCCTGTCATCTAACGGAGGACGGGACTTTGGTGCCTTCCTCGGGGCGTTGGCTCACATCGGGTATGGGTTCGCCTACCGAGTGCTGGACGCTCAATACTTCGGAGTGGCCCAGCGACGCCGTCGTGTGTTTGTTATCGGATACCGTGGAGACTGGCGACGTGCCGCAGCGGTACTTTTTGAGCCCGAGAGCTTGTGCAGGGATACTGCGCCGAGCAGAGAGAAGGCAAAAGACATTGCCCCCACAGTTGTTGCAGGCCCTCCGTTCAGTCGCACAGGAAACGAGCGAGTAGAATGCGACGCGCTGGTAGTTGGGGCGTTAGATACTGAGTGCGGACTAACCAAACAAACCCATCAGTCACTCAAGAACGGGCATTATGTTACCGCCAGGATGAGGGGCTTTGGTGATTACGAGTGCGACGGCACGGCGTCCGCGCTGAAAGCGCGCGATTGGAAAGATGCGACTCATTTGGTTGCATTTAACTCCCAAAACAAAGGAAGTCACTGGGACAGCCCAGACAATCCCCACCCAACGCTTAACCAGAGTAGTCGTAATTCTGGCGGCATTGGCGCTAGTAATCAGGAGGTTTTTTCTCAGCGCGGGGGAGGCATTGTGCAGCAGAGCATGGCGGTCAGACGACTTACACCCACAGAGTGCGAGCGCTTGCAAGGGTTCCCCGATGGGTTCACTAACGTACCGTACAGGGGCAAGGCAGACGCGCCAGATACTCAGCGCTACAAGGCTATTGGCAACAGCATGGCTGTGCCTGTTATGAGATGGATAGGCGAGCGAATACAGCTCGTCGATAAAATTTAATCAATCGCCCTGCCGCTGCCGCAGCACTCTCTGCAAATACTCACAGTTTGCACGTTGCGGTAGCCCTGGGGCAGCTCAACCGTCTCAGTTTCCTCAAGCAGAAAACCATAGCCGTCGCATCGAGCACAGGCTTCCCATCCATACGCCTTGATGATCAACTCATCAATCTCTCTAACTAGCATTTCACCAGTCCTCCAAGTAAGAATCCGATAGGTCGGACTCATTGATAGCCACGAGAGGCCGTAGAACGTCCCTCACAGCACGAACACTATTGCAGCAGTACCAATGTATACCCATGCCCCTAAAACGCTCTGAGAGGGCAATCTGAGCCTCTGAGAGCCTACCGCCTTTGGTACGCTTCAACTCTAGAAAGATGGGGCGAGGCTGCACACCTGCTAAAAACCCGTCATCAGGGATGAACAGCTCCAGGTCAGGCCATCCCGACTGGGTGCCCATACGCTTCAGCTTGGTCTTGAAATTGATGTGGCGTTTCCCCTCGTTGGGGGAGTGATGTAACAAATAGCCAGGGGGCAGAACGGCATTGAGCCAATTAACGACTCGGAGGTGTACCTTATCTTCAGTCTCGCCTTTGGAGGTAGAAGTCATTGGGCTGTACCCTTCCATCCGTGAGCAGCACGATCCGCTCCATGTATTTAGGGCTCGGGATCATCCGATCCTTTGCACCTGTAGGCTGGCACCAACGCCTGGCAATCGTTGCGTGAGACGCACCAAGCAGCTTGGCCAGCTTGTTGTAACTCAATTTCTGTCGGACTCTCCACTGGTCGAGTGTCATGCTTTTCATAACCTATAGTCTTTTTCTGTCACACTTTAGCGCGGAGTGTATGGGGGTTGACAGGTAGAGTCAATGCAATTAATGTTCTATTCAATGCCAATACAGGCAGAAATAAGACAACAAGGAGGCAACATGAAGTCATACGATCAGAATGACTTACCGCTGCCCGAGTGGGCGGAGCGTCATCACTACCGATGGCACTCAAACCCTCGGAGCAGAACACGCAGCAAAACGCTGTTTGATAAATGCATTATCAGACCCAAACTCAAGCAGTGTTGGGAGATAGTGAAATCCGATTGGGCAACCCAGGATGACATCGATGAAGCCTGGTCGGTCATTCGCAAGCTAGAGTCTGATTACAACCAATCAGCTAACAGCAACATGGTTTGCGGCAGGCTAGCGCAGACCGCAGCAGATAAGGTGCTGTTTGCCGGTGGCGATGTTAACGAGGCCATCGATTGGGCGCTTGAGGAGTTTAGCAAGTACGTACCACGCACCTGGGACAACGGCACCGATGAGATGAAGGCAGACCAATACCAGGTAGAACTGCCAAACGTCATCAGTAACGCTGTCGAGGGATTGCGTGAGGCCATGGTCAAAGACCCTAATCGAGTCGATGAGCGCAAACTTATGGGCTTCATTGGCGACAACAAGATCCCGTATATGACCCTTCCTGACTACTGTTGGCGCGGCGATCTCAAGACCAAATGGTCTAAGGTCAGCAAGACCACCAAGACCGGATGGGCGCAGAACTCATTACCCAGCAAGCTATCGGGTATGTGGGAGCAGGCTAACGTGAGCCAGGTAGCAGGCTTCAGAGCTCTCAATGGGGGCATGCCATGCTGGTTACTGTACGTGAACAAATCTGACTACCGACTGTTTACCCAGTACAACTGCGACGAACTCACACCCGATTACCTAGACGATGTGATCAGAGAGACCGAGCGGCAGAACTCAGTGACCGAGAAGATGCTAACCCTAGCAGACAGCACCTCGGATCTGCTTGACCTGGTCAGCCCCGAGTGGGATGACTTGTGCTGGCAAGAACCCCCAGGCTACTTAGAGGAGGCCAGAAGAATATGGAAATGAGTGAACAGGTTAATCACCTGGCTAAAGCGCTATGCAAGGCGCAGGGTGAAATGGGTGGCGCAGTCAAGGACTCCAGCAATCCATTCTTTAAATCGAGCTATGCGGATCTAAGCTCTGTCATCAAGGCCATCAAAGACTCATTCGCTGCCAATGGTCTCAGCTACACGCAGTTTCCTGTACGTGAGGAGAACTCTGCCGGCGTAGAAACCATACTGATGCACGAGTCTGGTCAGTGGATTAAGTCAAGCTACACGCTGCCGCTGTCAAAGTTTGATGCACAGTCAGCAGGCTCATGCTTAACGTACGCAAGACGGTACGCTTTGCAGGCCATTGCAGGCATACCAGCAGTCGATGACGATGGTAACGATGCAACAGCAGCAGCACCGCCTGCTTACACTCCAGCGTCAAAGCCAGCTCAACCAAAGAAGGTAGCACCGGCACAGCAGGCAAAGCCCGCTAACTTGACACAGCAGGCTGATAGCAAGTCAGTGACTATCAATGGTAAGAAGTATCACCCGATGGATACCTGCAACGAGATCAATGCTTGCGCTACCGACATGGAGCTTGAGGGCTGGATTGCCAATAACCGCGATGCATTGAACCAAGTAGCCGATAAGAATCCAGAGCTTAACGGCATCATCAAGAGCGCTGTACAGCAGCGCAAACAACAACTCGCAGACGACATACCTTTCTAGGAGGCAATATGAGCAACAAACCGCACATGGGTAATTCTAAGATTACCTTTAAGAACAACATTAGCGCCACGGCAAACAATATCCCCGTGGAATATCAGGCATCCGCCTGGATCACCTTCAACAACGGATGGGATGATGCAGCCAACAGGCCATACCCACTGACACCCCAGCAAGAGGCCGCTGTGCAGCAGCTCTATCAGCAGCTAGTCCAATCAGGCGCTCAGATGCAGCTGACCATCAAGCAAAAGGTCGGCCAGGACAGCCGAGCATGGCCTGTCGCTGGGCGCATGAATCTGTTTGTTAACAAGCCCGATGGGGGGCAGCAGCAGCAGGCACCCCAACAGGCGTCAACAGGAGGGCATGATGCATGGTGAACTCCTTACAATCAGTGACTTGGCGACTTATCTTTTTGGCGAAAGGTCTGAAAGAAACTATAAAAGGGCTTTACGAATGGTGCAGTCAGGCCATATCCCGCATATCAGGACGGGAGGCAGGATCTACGTCTCCCGAAGCCAGCTCGAGAGCCTTCTTAGAACTGAGCCTGCATCAGATGGGGACTAGCTTTACCACAGCTAGAGAGGGTGATTGGTGGATTCTCGAAGCAGATGGTCCTATACGCAAGTTGATCATTATGTCTACCGATCACCGTATGGCACTGTGCAAGCTAGTCGATGACATGGAAGCCCAAGCAAGGGAGTATGCTGAAAGTCAGTACATCCCCGAGTGGTGGGATACCGAAATCGAGGACTATCGGCATTGAGTCCACGCCGTAAGGTTCCCGACGGTAGTGATGTCTGGCAGCGGATTGTCGAGTCCAAAATCTGGACACTTAATCGGCTAACGGATGCCGACCTGGTAGCAGCGTTGCGCTTGCCAGCTAAAGAGATCACTCGCGGCCTAGATTGGGCATACGAGCAAGACTTGATTGGCTACACGCGCAATAGGGATGGCGATGTCATGTGGCATCGTCGCTTACCCAGAAAGGCAATGCTCCGTCGGGACTTATTCGGCAAAGAGGATTATTGCTTAGATTGTGATGGCATCGGATACCACAAGGAGGGATGCGTTCATGCCACGTAGTTTTAGAACCCGAAAGAATGGTCGCTTTGACGGCCTTGCAGTAAGAAGCTACACCGATATCGCCGAAGAACTCGGCATCACAAAGGATCAAGTCTATTGGGCAGAGAAGACCGCGCTCAAGAAGCTTGAAAAACAACTAGGACATTGGGGCGAGGTGCTTAAATATGTTGAACAACCTGAACGATTTGGACATGGTGAAGGACGCTATAAGATCGCGGAAGATTGGGATCAGAGGTGACTGTCCGACCTGCAAAGATGTTGCCGGAATCAATGAGGAGCTTATTCTATTGCTCGAGCAGATAGCTAACAGGCAGCACATCGGTGATGCGTCTGACCTAGCTAAACGAGCGCTAGATATCCTACTTACTTACCCTTAGGTTTTTTCTTTTTGCCTTTGCCGTACATTATGCTTTCGCCTTGTTGCGTTTGCTGATTGCGGCAGCTTTTCTTTTAGCATCCGCTTTTGAACTGGCACCCCATGCTCTCAATGCTAGCAGCAGTCGTGTGGGTCTGCCCTTACTATCACGCTCAGGACCAGGCATACCACCCATGCGAGCCAGAAAGCTAGCGCGTCGAGGGTTATCACCTGATTTTACGGGTCGCTTGAGATTCATGCCTTGACGCCTAGCTGACCGTCGGCCAGCTTCATTCAAGCCGCCTTTAGGGTTCTTGCCTTCCTTGCGCTGCCATGCGGGGGTTTTAGCCACGTCTTACCTTTCCGCTGGTTGCTGCTTTTTCAGAGCCTTTTGGTCCTGCAATCTTGGTAAGGGTGCCATAGACATAGGCATCTCTCTTCTTGCCCTTGAGACCCATCTTTTTAGCCCTAGCCATCAGGCTACGTTCAAGCTGTTCTGGCATATTTCTCTCGCTTCCAGGTTAGATACTCTGCTGCTTCCTCAAGGTCAGCAAAGCAAGTCAATAACGAGGCCGGCGTCTTGGCTTGAGGATCGATGACAACGCCAATCGCATGGCCGTATTGTTGTTCATCATATCCCTTAGTCAGCGCGTAATCATCAAAAAATTTGTAGCCTCGTGCCCTAGCCAACCAGGGGCAGGTATCGATCTCAGGTAGCTCAACCTGGGCAAGCGCCCAGTTATGCCGATGCCCAGCAATGTAGAGATGAGCCGTCGATAAGAACTTGGCTGCCTTCATCTGCGCGTGCAGCGGGTTCCATTGCGAATGGCCTGGCATATCGTGAGCCATGTGGATACGGCACTCTTTACCATTGCTGAACTGTAGCTGCACCCTAGCAGACCACTTCTCGTAAAGATGATGCGGTGCCTTCATCCATTGCACTGGGTCGCCAGAGCCAGACCACATATCATGGTTACCGGCAATCAGTAACAGCGGGTCCATCTCCTCGATGAGCCATTCAACTAACTGCCATCCTTGTGCGGCTGTTGTTTCTTGCTCCGCATAAAGCCTAGAAAGTCTTCCAACCCAGTTATTGATTTCGTCCCCGAGCGAGCAGCCTCGCATGCCGCGAGTATTCTTAATGATGTCAAGATGATGGCGTAAGGTAGCCCAATCGCAACCAGAGTCATCAATATGAGGGTCACCCAGAAAAGCAAGCCCAATAGGTTTGTCAGTGTCAACCTTAACATTGATCCATCTCCTGGCTTCTTTAGCTCGTTTGCGACGTTCAAACCCTCGGGTCATCCGGTCTATCAGCTCTTCGGTGGGTACTTCTTCGGTGGGTAGGTCAGGAATCTCGTAGGTATCCTCAGTGTCCTGAGCATCTCTTGCCTCTTCGAATTTCCTGACTCTTTTGGAGACGGTGTTTTTGTCAATGCCCAGCTCTTCAGCTGCTTTGCGAAAACTTCCTGCTGCCTTGTAAACTTCGTAGGCTTCTATTAACTCTTCTTCACTGTATTGCGGTGCCATAGTATCACCTTAGTCTTGCCACGCCCCTGTTCTGAGCTGCTCTACCAACTCCAGCCCACGTAATCCAACTTGGCTAAACCACTTGCTATCCATTAACTCGTCAGCCGCACGATCCCAGTTGCCCTTCTCTGTGGCATCTAGCATGTTCTCAAACAGCGATAGCCTGGGCCATCCCAGGTTAAAGCATAGATTGACCATGACCGCTTTGCGAGCTTCGCACAGCTCATTCCACCAAGGAGCGTTTCTGTTTAGCTCGTCAACCACCACCTCGATGTCATTTTCTAGCAGCATCTCTACTTCGATAGTCGATAGTCCTCGACCATGAGTGAGCAACCGACCCACGCCAATCGTAGGGTGGCCT